ACGTGCATCCTCAGCCTTGAGGCGCTTGTAGGCGAGTTCGGTCTCTGACTGTGCGCCGAGCTTGAGTGTGGCGACACGGGTCTTGAGCCATGAGATACGGAGCTTAGCCTCGTCAGTGTTCTGCTTCTCAAGGTCAGCGAGGTGCTCGCTGATGTCCTTGATGCCGATGACGCGAGTCTCCTTGTCAGTAGTGATGATTTTCTCGCACGTACCGAGGTGCTCCATGCGGAGTGTCTTGAATGAGATGCCTTCGCCTGCCTCTACTACCGTAGCGCCAGTAATCTTGGCGAAGTCCTCGGTGATGAGGTCCTTCCAGAGGGTAGGGGCCTTGATGATGAGAGTCTTGAAACCTCCCTGGAGATGCGTAGCAGCGAGACGGTTCGCAACACTGAGGTCGATGTCATCAGCCCAGATGACCAGTTCGTTCTTCCCCAGCTGCTTTACAGCCATCATGATTGGCTCAATCTCCTCAACGCTCTGAATCTTGTCCTTAGCGATGACGATGAATGGCTTCTTGTAGATGGCCTTGCCTGGCTGCGTGCTTGAGTATTGTCCCAGCCAGCCTGCATTACGCAGACGTACTCCTTCCTGGACCTCGTAGAACGTGGTCGGCAGGTTGGAGTTATCGAGTTCGATGATGCCATCCTTCCCGATTTCCTTGTAGATGTCCTGGAACATCTTACCCATCTCTTCGCTCTCGGCTGAGATGGTTGCTACCTGAAGGATTTCTTCAGCGGTGATGTCGCGCTTCTGCTCGTCGAGCGCCTTCTCAATGAGAGGAACACATTCGTCGAGGGAACGCTTCACTGCCATTGGATTATCCTTGAGGGCGATTCCCGCGTGGAGAATGGCCTGAGTGAGTACCGTGGTCGTAGTGGTTCCATCACCACCTTCCTTGTCGGAGCGGTTCGCAACTTCCTTAATGAGGTTTGCGCCGATGTTCTCGATAGGGTCGTCGAGGCGCACAAGGCGAGCGATGGAAACGCCGTCGTTCGTGACCAAGTGACCTGGGTTGAGGTCTGACTCCAGCACAGCGTTCGCGCCAGCAGCGCCGAGCGTGACCTTCACTGCGTCAGCAACTGCGTCGACACCACGCATGAGACCGTCGCGGGCATGGTCGTTTAGGTAAATGTTTGAGTCGCGTACCAACTCAATTCCGTGTTCAGTGTAAATGTATTTTCCCGTACTCATGTAGATAACGATTATGGTGAGGCTGGAGTGCCGAACGTAGGTGATAATTTAGATACAGCTTGCTTGGTAGGTCGTAGCGGAAGAACTTCGTTTGACGGCACTTCAGGCAGATTTCCAGTACGCCGTCCTGGTGCTTGCGGAAGGTGCGCCAGTCATGTAGCCAGCTGGATGCGCGACACTTACTTTTCTTCCACATGCTTCGCCTTACCGAGGATGTACTCGGACTCCTCAGGAATAACGTGGTGCTTCACACCATCCACCTCAGCGGTCTCCCACACGCCGTGAGCCGTGAAGAAGAGTGTGTCACCCACCTCCACGAACTTCACGTTCTCACCCACAGCAATAACCTTTCCCATTTCCAGGAAGCCGTTGTCCTGGAGGATACCCTCGCGCTTCACTGGCTCAATTTCAATCTTGTCGTAAAAGGGGATGAAGGTCATAAGGGTTCGATGCGTTCAGGGTTGAATGTTGGTTCGATAATGTGGGCGGGTTTGTACTTGCTCTTGGCTGCATCAACGCGTTCCTGCACTTCAGAGAGGTCCAGGGCGCTCAGTTTCCAAAGGTTCTTGATGCGCTGCCAGAGTGTCATTAGCCTTCTGCGACGATGCCCTCAGGCGCTGCCTCCTTAGGCTTGAACTTGAGGTCACCGACGTTCTCCTGAATTGTGTCAGCGAAAACGCCAGGAGCGATGACGGTCTTGGCGATGGTGTATACGAGTTCGCACTCGTACTTATCTTTCAGGCCCTGGTAAAACGGCTGGAACTCTTTCATGAAACCCTCCGCACGTGAGGCAACATCGGCCTGCTGTTCTGGTGTGTACTGCATACCTACATCTTACACCACTAGGTCAAGAGGGATTATCGGGTGGTTGGGGATAAAAGCATCATGCACTTAACGATTGCATCTGAGCGCTTCATTGTGCTGCGTGCGCGACGCTCCAGTGCGTCGTACCCCTTCTTGCCGAGTTGCTCAATCTTGAGCGTGCGGTAGAGGCCCTGCTTGCTGCCCTCGTGACGCATGTGGCATCCACCACAGATGCCGTCACAGTTCTCAGGGTCGTACCGAGTAGAGCTATTGCCACGACCCCAGAAGTGAGAGTTCTGGGTCGCTTTGTTGGGGCAAAAGAAACACTTCTGGTCACGCTCACGGATGTAGAGAGAGAACAGCTTGTCAGCCTTTGCCGAGGTCCATAGCTTCGGCTTTGCCATGCACAAACTATACCAATGAGAAAGGCCCCGAAGGGCCTGTTCTCCACTTATTTTATTTACAGTTGCGTTGCGTTGATGTGGTCCACCAGGCTGTCACCCTTCTCGATTGTGTGCATCAGCTCGAAAATCTTCTCGCTCCATCCTGCTAGCTTGAAGACATCATCCTTGAACATCGAGTTGCCGTAGCCCTTGAGGTCGACTGAGTAGACGAGCACTCCAGGGTTGATTGCCTTGTACTCACGGAAGAGGCGGTTGAAGTCACCAGCGCGTTCTGCTGGCATGTGGCCGTACCATGCGTTGCCTTCACCAACCTGAGAGTCAGAGAAGATAACGATACGGTCCACCATCTTCTTCTCCTTGATGAGCTGGCTCATCATGAGGAAAATACCTGCCTCAGTACCACCACCGATACCTGCACCAACCTTGTCGATGACCTTGTAGTTCTCGAAGATGTCCTTCTCGCGGTCCAGCTTAGGAGTCTCTAGGCGGTCACCGAACACACCAACGATGGTTGAGTTCGCACGCTTCCAGTACATAACTGCAAAGAGGTTAGCGATGCTTGCGGTCTTTGCCTTACTCATCGCTGAGATAGCGGAGCTGCCACCTGCGTCACCACGCATAGAGCCAGAGTTGTCGGTAAGGATGACCGTGCGACCTGGAAGCTCAGGAATGTTCTGGATAGATGCCTCAAGCGCTGCGATGAGTGCCTTCTGGAGGATGACAGCAGTGTCTTCCTCATCCTCGAAGCGGAGAGAACCACTGCGGTCAGTGCCTGCTCCCACTGCTTCAAGAGCAGAGAGGAAGCGGAATGGAAGCTGCTTTGACTTAGCTACCTGCTCTGGGTCAGAGAGGCGCTTAGCTGCTGCGAGCACGACCTTCATGTCGACACCGTTCTTGATGAGGTTGTTTAGGTTGCGGAGAAGAGCCATGTAGCCAATCTTCCCGCTGAGAACGAGGTCCTCCCAAGCATCCTTGGTCGCTTCCTTATCGCCAGCAGCTGCGGATACCTCCACCTCCCATGTTCCAGTGGACTTGAGGTTACCCTCGATGAGGTCCTTCCATGCCTGTGCCTGCTCCTGAGAAGCGTGCTGCGCCTTAGGGTGGGTGATGTTGAAGAGGTCAACCAGCTTCACTGACTTACCCTCACCACGGTACTTCGCTAGCTGGTAGCGAGAGAACTTGAGAAGGGCGTTACGGATACCACGCTTCATCTGCTTAGGCAGGTTCTTCTCTGGTGCGCCGTATGCAGCAGCCATTTCGATGAGGTCGTCTGGACGCTCAGCAGCAGCAACGATGGCACGCTTAACAAGGTCGTCTCCGTTGTGGATACGAGCAAGCTCAGCGATGAGCAGGTGACTCACAGAGCGCATGTGGTACTCGGTACGAGCAACGACAGCCAGCTTCGCTACGAAGATTGGGTCGCACTTCTTTACGAGTTCGATGATGCGGTCAGCACGAGCGTCCTTCTTCTCGTAGTACGAGTCTTCTAGGAAGGTCGTGATGACTGCGAAGGCCAGCTCCATCTCTGGGGTCTGACCATAGGCGAGAGAACCCATGTGGTTGACTACACGCTCTTCCTTCTTCTTTGTTACAAACTTTGCCATGTTACGTGTTGCTACTGGTAACGGACCGTCAAGGACCGAAATGAGGCGATTAACGCGTCGGGTGATTTTTCAATTCCAATGAAGTAACCCAGTGCTTACAACCTCGTTTCGGGCTTCGACGCACAGATGTGGCGGTAAACGATGACGGTTGATTGGTTACAGTAGCAACACTGTTGATTTGGAGCCATCACTGGCGAAGTACCCGTCTTCTTACACCCACATCTCTACGATGAAGCGATACAGAACATTGTTGTGGCGATAAGTTGGGAGGGAACGATTAGCGCTCTACCACTGAGCTACGAGGCCAAAGTGTGGCCTCGCTTGGAATCGAACCAAGTCCTCTCACTTAGAAGGTGAAGTAACCCTCCCGATGACAACCACAACAATGTTCTGTATCAAGCGCACATTCGTGGCGATAGCTGCGTGCAGTATGTATCAGTACAGTTTCCCGTACTCCCTACACGAGGGGAATCCGTAACACCGAAGTGTCCCAGGCGACAGAGCCGAAGCTCTAAGATAATGGCCGTTAGGCAATTGTTTCCCTTTCGGGTGAAGTAACTGCGACACTGACAACCACGAATGTGTGCTCGATACGTTGAGGGCTAGGATGTGGCGATAGTATGCCACGGCGTTTTTGTCTTCGCAGGGATTGAACCTGCAACATTCTCCGTTTAAGGGGGATGCTCTACCGTTGAGCTAGAAGTAACCGTGACGATTACAACCACGTCTTAGCCCTCAACTTCTACAGGCACTATAGCACTGGGACGTTCGGGCTGGAAGTCCCACCCTGTGGATAGTGGTGAACCCCCAACGGTAAGGCTGGGGGTTCTAGAGACGAGGCGTAAACTCCGTTTCAAGGATTGCTGAGTATTGCTCTGTCTCTAGCCCCATTTTACACCCGTGCGATGGGTGCAAGTGCGTTGTTCACAACTTGGTCTGCGTAGAAGGAATCGAACCTTCGTCATTCTTCACCCCAAATGAAGTGCCATACCATTAGGCGATACACAGTGGAGCCGATGAGGTTAATCGAAAACCTAGCCTTCTCGTTACAAAGGAGATGCTCTGCCACTTGAGCTACATCGACGTTTTGTTTTCCTGCTGGAAAGGTGGACGGGAGTCGAACCCGCGCTTAGCTCTTTTGCAGGGAGCCGTGTTACCTCTTCACCACCACCTTACGGGGTCGTTGAAAGAACACGGCTACACGATGTGGGGGATGTGAAGTATACTGGCTTCATGATTGGCACTAACTATACATCCATGTCGTAGGGCACGCAACATTAGACGTGTCCACTACCTGTGGATAAATGAGTAAGAAGAAGAACGGTGGCAACCGTAAGCTCTCTCGCGCTGACAAGCGCAAGCGTTACTACGAGCGCCATCCTGAGAAGAAGAATCCATCTACGAGCGTTGAAGGTCGCGCATGGCGCAACTTCAACCGCCGTAAGAAGGGGTAACGCAAAGGGGAGTGACGAAATGTCACTCCCCTTTGCTATTGGTGAGCCTACTTGGAATCGAACCAAGGTGGACTGGTTAAGAGCCAGCTGCTCGGCCACTGAGCGATAGGCCCGTCAGGTAAGAGCTTTCGAGGTCTCTCTGCCACATTCACAGCGTGGGGTGCTACATATACACCATTACCTGTGTGCGTCGTCGGGGAGTCGAACCCCGTCCTCCTGCTTGGAAGGCAGGCATGCAACCGATTGCACTTACAACGCATATCGAACGGTGGCTTGTAGTGGTGACGCTCCACTCTATTCGGGGTTTCAATCCGACGCTCTGCTGATGAGCTAACAAGCCCTGGCTCGGACGGGAGGACTCGAACCTCCGACTCTCTGGGTAACAACCAGGCACTCTACCATCTGAGTTACATCCGAATGTATCGCACGGCGGGACCAGTAGGACTCGAACCTACCCAGACAGCGTTTGGAGTGCCGTCCCCGCCCTGCGGTGGACCCATATTCGCACTGGCTGGGAAAGTAGGCATCGAACCCACAAAGAGCTTTCGCTCACTCCTGGTTCAGAGCCAGGCGACTTTACCAATTTGTCCATTTCCCAATATCACTTTTATAGCACGGCGCTGCGTAGGGGGGTTGAACCCCTGACCTTCCCGCAGACAACGGGTTGCTCTGCCACTGAGCTAACGCAGCTGGAGCCATGTACCGCAGGAGTTACACCTACTCACCAACTAGCAGCCTAGGTCTGGCTGTTGGTGCATACGCCTTCCAGGAGGTTTTACGGTCCCTACGGGCGATACGGCTTGCGGAAGCGGGGGGACTCGAACTCCCAAAGGCTTTGACACCCACGGCTGATTTCAAGTCAGCTGCCTTACCATTAGGCTACGCTTCCATGCTGATTCACAGCTTGTACCTGCGAGAGGACTCGAACCTCCAGATTACTGTTCCTAAGACAGTTGCCTATACCAATTCGGCTACGCAGGCATGTGACGTTGCATGGAATCGAACCATGCTATGAGGGGCGTGTCTACCCGTTTCCCTCCCTCGGAGCCTGTAGACAGACTCCGCAACGCCCTGGTGGACCTTCGGGGAATCGAACCCCGCCCTCCTCGGTGCAAGCGAGGTGTGCTACCACTAGCACCAAAAGCCCGTAACCCCTGTCAGTGCTGCCCTGACCGCCTCCTGAGTGTAAAACAGGCGCTCTGCTGATGAGCTAAGGGGCTGTGGCCCAGGCAGGAGTCGAACCTGCAACCTTCTGATTCGTAGTCAGACGCTCCTCCAATCGAGCTGCTGGGTCGTGGCTGCGGTGGGACTCGAACCCACAATCTGCTCCTCTTGAGGGAGTCGGCTTTACCAATTAGCCTACGCAGCTGCGGAAGATGTTGGACTCGAACCAACAGGGCTTTTACACCCGACACGCTAGCAACGTGCTCCAATACCATTCTGGCAATCTTCCATCGCACGGTGCGCCTGGGTGGAATCGAACCACCGTTGCCGAAGCGAGTGATTTACAGTCACCCTGTACTCCATGTACCTCAAACGCCTTGTGGACCTGGGGGCATCGAAGCCCCGTCCGAACATCATTCACATCACGAGTCTACATAGCATAGGCATTTTTATAGTGAGCCATCACCTATTCCAGACAAGGAATTACGCAGCCCGTTGTTTGATACTCGTGGTATCAGGGCTAGGACCTCCACCAGTTTGTAGTGATGATGCCATTCGCGTTACCACAAACATCTCACGCGATGACACCTACGTTAGGCGAAGGCGAGAACGCCGAGTTCGCGTGCGTAGGGGGATGGAATGGCCTTTGCAGGTATCCTTTTGCGACCATCTATATGTCGCCTCAGTAGCTATGCACGTTCAATGTCCGATGCCGTCAAAACCTTGCAGGCCCGTAGGGATAGAAAGAATCGAACTTTCGTTCTTCGCGTATCAGGCGAGTCTTCTACCATTGAAGTATATCCCTGTGACCCTAGAGAGAATCGAACTCTCGTTGTATGGCTGAGAACCATGCGTCCTTCCACTAGACGATAGGGCCGTGACCTCACGGAGACTCGAACTCCGTACTCCACCTTGAAAGGGTAGCGACTTAACCCATTGTCGATGAGGCCATTGAAGGTTCCACGCTCAGGCCGTTACCTACAACCGCTGGTGCGAACATTGGGAATCGAACCCAACTTTCTTGCTTGGCAAGCAAGCGTACTGCCAATGTACGATGCTCGCGTAGCGGGCTAGGGAATCGGACCCTACCTTGATGGTTATGAGCCATCCGTGCACACCAGTACACTAGCCCGCTTGGGGTATGTTACCCCACTTACTTCGTGTTTTCGAGGTCCTGCTGGTCCTCCTTGGAGAAGAACGACTGAGTGTTCAAGCTAGCGCTCGCTGCGTACATCGTGGTGTTCGTTGCCATCTTGCTGAATGTGCCACGAGTACCGATGTCGCTTGAGTTGTAGTTCGACACGTTCTGCGCCGAGAGACCGAACTGCTGAGCAACTGCGTATGAGTCCTGGTTCGCACCGAGGAACACGAACGTCCAGTTACCCTTCTTTTCGAGGCGTGCCATAGCCTCCTTGAGGTCCTTGTCGGTGAACTCCTTCGATGAGTTCTCCTGACCATCTGTCATGATGACGCACAGAACCTTCTGACCCGTCTTCAGAGACTTCTCTGTCTCTTTGATGGTCTGCACCGCTGCGTCATAGAGAGCGGTTCCTCCACCAGGGCGGTAGTTCGTGGAGCTGAGTTCAGGTACATCCTTGATTTCCTCGTTCGCGTATACCTTCTCAACCGTCGTATCGAACAGAGTGAGAGACATCGCGTACTTGGACTTCTTATCTCCCCGTAGGGTATCGACGTACTCGTTGAACCCGCTGATTGTTGCTTGTGCAACCGAACTCATGCTCCCCGACTTATCGAGGATGAAGGTGACCAGGGTCTCCTTACTTGCCTTGCTTGGTGACTTTGGATTCGGGATGGTCTTTTTCATACAGTTCGGCCTTACGAACTACATCAGCTAGAACATCAGCGATGTTGTTACCTCCAATACGCTTTGCCTTGCGGATTGCCAGCTTCTCAGCCGTAGTGGGGTGTACCCGCGCTCGCTTGTTAGTTTCTTTGCTCATGTGCCTATAATTTTCAACTATAACACGTCCCTACTATCCCTTGGTGGCGTTATCCCCAGCTACTGCACGTTCTTCTCGGTGCAGATGCACGGCGACCAGTAGTAGCTCGGTTCGCCATCTCCCCCCAGTGTCATCTCCTCGTGACGGCCTTCGCCTTCACACTCTTCGCAGTCGGGGTCAGCGAATTGCTTATAGCGGTTGATGTCCATGTTAGAAGCGGTCTACCTTGCGTTCACCGTACCCTAGAGCAGCACGCCATTCGTCAACGTTCATCTTGCGTTTGATGGCCACCTCTTCATCCGTGGGGAGGAAGTAACCCGCCTGATTGAACGAGCGACGGCAGCGCTCTATGGCCGATGCGTTACGAACAGGGTCCTTGCCTGGGAACAGCTCACACACCTTGTGAATTAGCTGCTCATCGCTATTGCGGGTGGCAGGGAAGTTCTCAAGGACGTGTTGCACCTGGTCTTTCAGCTTGAGGATGTGTTCGTACTTCATGGCTTCTTGATACGGCTTAGGACGCACGCTGGTACTTTGCACTCTTCTTCCAGCTTCGATACGTTCACGCGCTTTGCACGTCGGTGGAAGTCTACGATGCCTGACTGATACCCCTTCAAGTCTTCGACCTGTTTCACCGAGCACGTGTGCTTCGGAGTAGGTGATACCTGGGGAGCCGTGGCTTGCTGTGCGTACATCATCTCACGGTACAGCCTCGCTGAACTCTTCCCGTAACGTCCGTAAACGTCCCATGGATTCATTAGCGTGTTGTAGTCGTATCCTGAGTACATAGCCATATTAGGTCTTCGCTTCTTCCACTGCCTTCGTGAAGGAACGTACTCCTGCGTAGAACGGCTTCATACGCTTCGGCGTTCCTTCAAGAGGGTCTGGTGGCGCTGGTGGCTGCACGAGCTGGATTTCCCACTCATCGTGATTACTGCGACTCCCCTGGTCCCAAGAGACCGTGTAGGGCGCACAGTCACACTGCACCGTTCCAGTCCACTGACGATAGCTTTCCCCCCAGCGCTGCTTTACGCCTGCTTCTGACAGTTGTACGCGCTGACCTGGGTAGAAGGCCATATTACTGAGGCTTCTTCTCTTCCTTCTTCTGCTCGCCTCCCTTAGCCTGGTTGACGGTTACGTCGGCGTTGAAGCTGAAGTTGAGCTTGTCGAGTTCCACCTTAGGAATGAGACCAGCGATGAACTTCACGAACTCATCGAGGCGAGTGATGTCTGCCTTGAGGTGGTCGATAGCTATATCCTTGCCCGCTGAATCCGCTTCTGCGATTGCAGTGCGCTTCTCAAGCTCAGGGATGCTGTCGAGCTTCTTCACGAGGTCCTTCTTGGACTCAATCTCAGCATCGAGCTTTGCAAGCTCTACATCCTTCTCGGACTTCGAGGTGAGGAAAGTGGTCTCAAGCTCTGCGGTCTTCTTGAGGGCTGCACGCTCTCCATCGAGACCCTTCTCACGAGCAGATAGCTTCGCGTCGCGTGCTTCTGCTTCGGCGTTCTGGCGCTCGTAGCGAACCTCGCTCTGAACCTCCTGCTGCTTCTCACGGCGGTAGAGTTCTACCTCGCGGTCAATAATCTTCTTCTCGCGCTCAAGGTCCTTGACCTCTTCATCTGACACGAAGAACTTTCCCATAGTAGTGATTGGTGATTAAAGAACGATTGGTAACTACTTAACGTTGATGAACGGCACTGCGGAGCCTGGAACCATCGTCGTTGGAAGATGGCCGTCCCACTTCTCTGCAAGCGTGAGACGAACAAGTGCTTCACCGCCCTGTGACTGAAGAGCCTGCGCCTTGATGCGCTGTGCTTCTGCGACACCCTGAGCTGCCACGATGGTCTGCTCGGATTCGTACTTCACCTGCTCCAGCTTGTTCTTCGCTGCGAGCGCCTCCTGTTCTGCGGTCACCTTGCGCTCGATGGCAGCGTTGAAGGACTCAGAGAAGTCGAACTGCGTAACGGAAACGTTCTGCACGATGAGGTTGTACGGGCGTAGGCGCTCTGCGAGGGCCGTCTGAATTGCGTCGGTAACCTCTGCACGCTTGGTGATGAGTTCATCAGCCTTGTAGCGAGCCGTAGCTGCCTTCACGATTTCCTGTACCGCTGGGTCGATTACCTTCGACTTGATGACATCTGAGTTACCGATGCGTGCATAGGTATCAGCAAGGGTCGCTGGGTCGAGCTGATAGTTGACTGCGATGACTGCGTTCACGGTCTGAAGGTCAGCCGATGCTGCTGCTGCCGTAGTCTCGTCCTTCTGAACCTGGAGGTCGTACTTGATGACATCCTCGAAGAACGGCTGCTTCATGTGTGTGCCCTGGCCGAGTGTGCGACTGATGCCGTTGAGACCGACAACCACTGCTCCCTCGCCTGGCTTCACCGTGGTGAAAGGGTTGAGAGTGAAGATGGCTGCGATGACAACCAGCAATCCGACGATACCGCCGATAACCTTAGCTTCCGTTGGAATCATTTTTCTTTTTCTTAGACTTCTTGCTGGTAAGGAGCTTGATGTACACGGCTGCTGCGACCCCGATGAGGATGAGGATAATCAGCAGCTCGATGAGGCGCAGTGCTGCCATACACTAGCCTTCCTGGACTGGTAGTGGACGTAGGTCCGTGGGCGCGAGCGGGTGCATCTTGGAGCGGTGGATACCGATACCAATGAGACCCTTGAACTCCTTCCCACACACCTCGCATGACTTCTTGAAGGCATGCTTCTTGCGCTTCTTCTCTGCAACCACAGTGGGCTGCACAGTAGGGCGTTCGGTGACGAAGAAGTCAGAGAGGAAGAGTTCAACGAACTTCTTCTGCTCCTTCTCTCCTTCGGCTACGAGGTGAAGTTCACCTCCTTGATGAATCATTTTCATCTTAGTGTTGCTAGCTGTTAATAATGCAGCGAAAGATTCAGGGTGAACCAGTCGCTATGCGTGGGGTAGTCATAGGCTAGAAGGAAAGTTCTGTTACAACTTCACGAACACGGGCGAGCACGTCACGTTCCATCTCAAGGAACTCATCAACCTTCTCCTGGTCGCGCTCAATCTCGATGACGAAGTAGTCCTTCACAGTGAGGTTCGGGTCGTAGAAAATCATCGACACCTTCTGGAGGTCATCGTTCACCACGAAATACTGGTTCACCTGGTCGCAGTATTCGTCGGGAATCTTCTGGGTGAGGAACGTTTCGATGTGCGTCTCGTCAGCGAGGCACTTCACCTCCACGGCATGCTCACGGTCAATCACGCCATCGGGTGACACGGCGATGCTGTCGTCTTCGTCGCGGGACCAGATGTAGAGACCCTGGTCGACCTCCTGACCCGTCTCGGTCATGAATCGCTGGATAGCCTCAACCTCAAGGCGCTGACCACGGTCCATCGGCTTCTCGCCTTCCTCACGAGGCTTGGCTAGGCGCTCAGCGATAAGGGTGTAGAAGCCCTTCTTGAGACCTGTGCCACGGAGCTTCGGCTTGATGTCGGTGACCTTGGAGCCAGTAATCTTCCCGCGTCGGGCAGCAAGCCACTCCTCGCGGTCCTCGTACTTACTTACCTTCATATTCTTTTGCTACGGCTTCTACGGGGTCCTCACCCTTCATCACGGCGACGCGACGAATCTCAGACTTCGACTTCGTGGGCGGTGTGGTTGCAGGTGGCTCTTCCTTCTTCTCTTCAACAGGAGGTGTGAGCTTCACCTTCTGAGCGTTCTTGAACTCAAGCACGTCAGGCTTCACCTCAGCAGGAATCTCGGTCCACACAGCTGCGAGTTCCTTGAGGTCTTTCGCATCACCGAGACGCTCGGTCCAGGCGAGGATGGATGCCTCCTTCTGTTCCTGCTTGTACTCCTCGAACTCTTCCATCTCTTCGCTCGATGCAATCTCACCTGAAGCGAGGTAGCCGACGTTGGCGAGTGCGCGTCCAAGTGCGATGGTCTCCAACTTCTCGAAGTCCTTCACCTTCTTTCCTGCTTCACCCTTCGCGTTTCCGTTTCCATCGGCGCTGGCACGTAGCGCAGCTTTGTCGATGATGCCTGACTTGATGAGTTCGAGCAGGTCGCTCTTGTCCTTCCAGAGCCACACCGTGAACACGACACTTCCATCTGCGTGAGTATCGTATGCTGACTCGTGCTTACCTTTTGGGTTCGCTTCGAGGAACTCCTTGAGACGGTCCTTCACTTGCGCGTACTGCTTGCCAGAGAGGTCCATCGTCTTTGCAAACTTTTGAGTCATGGTTGTGTTGCTAGTTTTTAATACAGGAACCTATGTGCTGAGCACGAGACCGAAAGGTTAGTGTGCATCCGTAGATGACTGACCACGATTGCTTCCATTTTCGCGCCCAACACACAGGTGGGGAATATAGCTGGCGGGCATCTCAGTTTTCATGTAGCTCTCGAAGACCTGTAACCAGTCGTCTTCGACAACTCATGAACCCAAGGTGTCGCTGCCTATTCCGTGAGAGAGAGTGTTTCATCGCTCTTCACCTGTACAGGTACTATAGGGACAAGTGGGACGTTTTGCAATCGGCAAGGTGGGGATAACCTTCGGGACTATCGGGACGTGCGTGCTATATTCATTCTCAATGGCCAACCGACGTATGTTCAGTCTCCATATCGTAGATACCGACGCATTTCTGGACATGCCTCAAAGCTCCCAGCTGCTGTACTTCCACCTATCCATGCGTGCGGATGACGATGGTTTCGTGGCTAACCCGAAGAAGGTGATGCGTATGGCGGGTGTGAACGACGACGACATGAAGGTGCTCGTAGCGAAGCGGTTCATCCTCATCTTCGACTCAGGTGTGGTCGTCATCAAGCACTGGAAGATTCACAACTACATCCAGAATGACCGCTACCGTGAGACCAAATACCTTGAGGAGAAGAGTTCAATCGTGGTCAAGGAGAATGGTTCGTATACAGAGCGGATACATTCTGTATCCAAACTGGAGCCACAAGTTAAGATAAGTAAGGTTAAGATAAGTAAAGATAAGAATACATCGTCTATCGACGATGACGGGTTCGACTCATTCTGGAAGGCATATCCTCTGAAGAAGGGTAAGCAGGCAGCAGTGAAGGCATGGAAGAAGCTGAACCCCGACCCAGCGTTCGCTCAGAAAATCATCGACGCAGTGCTTTTGCACGCACGTGACGATGAGCAGTGGACAAAGGATGATGGGCGCTTCATTCCCCACGCCTCGACGTTCCTGAACGGACAGCGTTGGGAAGATGAAATCAAGCCCCGCGCTACTGCACGCATTGACCGCTTTACCAAGGAAGATAAACCATTCTAGCTATGGCAACTATCAAAATCCGTGGGCGCTTAGAACCAATCATCGTTGATGACGCAATCGCCAAGAAGGTGAAGGCACGTAAGTTCGGTGATGGCGTTGCACAGGCGCAACCGAACGAGCTGGTTGACCTTGGTGAGTGGTCAGGCGAGTACGGGCGCATCGTTGAGATTGAGTTCCAGCGCAAGGAGAATGACGAAGCGCGTCGTGCTGAGGCACAGCGCAAACTCGAAGAAGAGAAGCGCAAGGAAGAAGAGTGGCTCAAGAAGCCCGCAGAGGAAAAGGCGAAGAGCGAGACCATGTTCGAGACCGCCTACGCGATGCGTATGTTCGGCAAGTTCCGCTGCGAGTTGCCTCCTGATGTATCGAAGCGTGCATACGAAGTACGTTTGCAGTGGTTCAAGGACCATCCTGCTGATTGGTCTGTTCCATCATCAGCCTACCCAGAAGACCTGCTGCCCCCGAAGGGTAAGTCAGGCCGTGCAATCCTCGCTGACAAGATGCGCGTAAAACCTGAGGACCCCCTCGCTTTCTGATATGGCCCGAACCAAGAACATCAACGCTCTCGAAGCGGACATAGAGAAGCAGGCAAAGGAGCTGATGGTCCAGTTCTACGGCTTTACCGAGGGTACGCGCTACCTGTCGCTGCTGCACCGCAGCAAGGATGGTGGTGACCAGAACTCTGAGTACAAGCGCCGTGCTGCTCACTTCGTGACGCATAGTGCCAACGAGTACGAGAACGCATTGGTACGTCTCCTCATCCTGAAGGCCATATCGAGCACCCCGTATCGCCTCTACGCCAGCGCCAATGCACGTGACATCAAGAAGGCCGAGCGTGCCTTCAAGCGCGACATGCTGGAGGTTGATTTTGAGGCAGGCGAGAACAAGGAGTATTTCTGGAAGCGCCTTGAGTCTAAGTGGATTAGCGCTCTCATGCAGCCAGGTTCACGTGCTGGCAGTGGTTTCATGATTGACGTGGACCGTGTTGAGGGTGGCCCTACTGACATCACTGCACCCGTACTCACATGGCTCGCAGCGAACAAGATTGAGCCACTGAAGCAGTACACGACACCGAATGGCTGGCACATCCTCACCCCGCCATTCAACCCGACTGGCTGGGATATACCGAACGCTGAGATTAAGAAAGACGGTCTAATCCTGCTCGCAGCATGATTTGGCTTCGTAACTTCTGGCGTGCCATGTGCGGACTCTCTGAGTGCTGCGGAGCGGACATCTGGTCGTGGTCGGACCGAAAACATTACTGCACTAAATGTGACAAGCTCGTATGAAAATCATCGCTGTAGGAGACATACACGGGCGCGAGACCTGGAAGCAGGTGCTCGAAAAGGAGAAGGACTTCGACAAGTTCGTCTTCGTCGGTGACTACTTCGATGCGTTCCCTCCGATGACCGTTGACCGCATCATGCAGACCTTCCAGGAAATCCTTGAGTTCAAGGAGCAGAACGAGGACCGCGTGCATCTCTTGATGGGGAACCATGACTTCCAGTACACGCCGTTGTCTGGAGGAACTGAGCGCTACTCAGGGTACAACCCGATTACGCAGTCACACCTCGACGCGATGATTGGATGGTGGTCCGTGCTTGAGCCAGCCTTCCAGTACGAAGACGTTCTCTTCTCCCACGCAGGTCTCACCAATACGTTCGCTGCTCACTGGGGCATGCCTAAGTTCGCAGCTGCCAATGCTGCCTACGAGATTACGAAACTCTTCGACGAGCACCCTGAGGCGTTCAAGTTCTTCGATGGGGACACGTCGCGTTGCGGTGAGCACGTGAAGCAGAGTCCGTTCTGGGTGCGCCCCGACACACTAGAGACCGACATGTACCCTGGCCTACGCATGGTGGTTGGCCATACGCACGCTGAAGGTGTGGAGCAGCGCGGACCTCTGTTCATGATTGACACAGGCAAGCAGGGCGAGTATCTCCGTATCGAAGACGGGAACATCTTCACTGGAACACTATGAGTAACTTCTACGAAAGCAGCATGTCTCCAGAGGAACTGATTTGTAACGGCTGCGAGTCGGTCTACCCAAACAATCGAAACGAACGTGATGAACGCCTCCAGATTACTATGGGCTGGATGATATTCGTCATGTGTCCTGTATGCACGAAGAAGGTGCTTGAGTCAGCGGGACTTACTGACCAGGTTCTTAAACGCAAAATGAACAGCATCCGTCGTGCTGAGACCGAGAACAATCGGAAGCGTGAAGTGAAGGAGGGCGTGCGCTGCTACAAGTGCGAAGAAAAGTTTGCACGCGATGTGCCACGTGTGAAGGTTGATGAGTGCTCTAATACCAAGGCTTACCACCTCAACTGCTATGAAACTATTCGTTGATGACATCCGCACTCCACCCGATGACTCCTGGACGCTAGTCAGGACTGTCACTGAAGCGATACGTGCCATCGCTCGCTTCGACTTCGAGGAAATTAGTCTGGACCACGACATATCGCATGAAGTATCCATCGGAAATCACGTATCACGCCCGTTCCCGTGCGGAGAGACGTATGCTGCTGTCGCCTACTACATCGCACTGAAGTACCAGGGCTACTCAGCGACTCACCCAAAGATTACGCTGCACACCAGTAACGAGGTGGCAGGTGACGAGATGGCAAATATGTTTGATGACCACGGCATCATCGTCGAGAAGAAGTACATGGGGGGAGCTAAGCGCCTCAAGGATGGAGGCTGGAAACCTGTATGACACGCGCCTTCGTAAAAGACGGGGAGATAGAGTTCGGTTCGCCACTGGCTAAGCACCGCTTCTTGAAGCTGGCTGAAGGCCACGAGGTGAAGCTAGACATCCTGGTGAAGCCCACGAGCGAGATGCGTAAGTATTTCGAGGGATGCCTCGTGCCTGCCTTCTACTACATGCACCCCCACTCCAAGTGGAAGACCTTTGCCGATGCACGGGAGGTACTCAAGCTAGAGTTCAGCCCTGGAGTGCGAGAATTGACCGACAGAGAGGGTAACCAGGTCAAAGTGGCCCCAAGTACCACTGAGCTGTCCAAGCGTCGCTTCACGGTCTTTGTAGAGGCAATCACGGACTGGATGCGGGAGAACGGCGTGCCAGAGGACGTGCTGGACTCAGAGGAGTACAAGCGCTGGCGCGATACCAACTTCGAGGACCCGTACTACCCACCACTTCAGCGCCTCAAGGACCTCTACGACCAGGCCCGAAAAGTGAAGAACCCCTAGCTTTCGCCAGAGGTTCTTCATTCTGCCGAGGACCAGCCTTATTCAGGGGGTCCCCAGGTCCAGGCTTGTTTACGATGCCTAAGAACGCTTGAGCCACTCCAGGTGACGTTACGCGCAGTATGGATTATTGGCCGTGAACAGTTTGTGAAGGCCCAAACACACACTTCTTGCCTTCCCAGGTGACCATTCCTGCCCCTGCGTCACACCCACTGGCGAGCCAGAGATTGAAGCCGAGAGCGATGGCTACCATCGTTGAGAAGAACACGATGCGGAAGATTGCCTCTTTCATACGAGTAGCATCTTAGGGATAGATACCCCAACGTAGCGCTCTGGCTGCTCTGTCATCAGCTTCTTTTGGGTCGCTACCCACTCTTCGTGAGGCTGATTGAAAGCGATGCCAACGGGGTTGCAGGCGTTACAGCCCACGTTTTTCTTACAATCGTTTATGTGGTACTGGACGCACGTTCCGCATGAACACCCACTCTTGGTACGACTCATACCGTTCCAAGGATAACGCTCTCCACCCAAATCTCTCCCTCACCTGCCCCTGGCTTCACGAGCCAGCGCTGCTTTGCGTAGGACACCTTCACGTCAAGGACTTCAACGATAATCTTGAGACCACCGAGGTCGATGATGCCCTTCTTGCCAATATCGCCCATCATTTCTTTTACAGTTGCCATAGGTAGTTAAATTATTCCTCCCGCTTTTCTAATCTCTTTCAGTGCGTTGGTCATCGAGTATCGGTCACTTGGTGTGAGCGAGACCGTGAAGCAACGTTTACTTCTGTTTGCTGGATAGAGGACCAGATGCTTGCTCCCCATCCTCCACCTCCATCCCTGTCGTTCAAGCCCTGGTAGTAACCGCGTCACGAACTTGTGAACGTCAGCCATGGCTAGTTCTTTGCGTCTAACGCTATCGCCTCTTCAGAGTAGCCCTGCATCCTCAAAATATCCGCACGCTTAGGGGCTTTGATGACCTTTGCTGAGGTCTCAGAAGGGTAGGCATATGCCAGGTCCTTCTGAATCATCATGTGCGCCCTTTCATCAGTCATATCGAAACCGTCTTCAACCCACGTCTCGCTCACCTCGAACTCGACTACCCACTTGAATGTCTTGCTCATGTTACGTGTTGCTACTTGTAACCCCTTTCGGGATACTTATAACTTACACTAGCACTATAACTACGTCAATACCTATGACCATAGGGACTGGGGATAACCCCAACATCCCAAAACACCCAGGGTTTACAATGTATTTATGGCAGACCTCCTAAAAGGCGAGAACTCAGGCGTAATCGTTGATGTGCGTGACACGGACTTCCGTGCAGGCACTAATACAGGACTTCCTTACGTCGCAGTCAACCCCTCAGGCGACTGGAATCAGTTCCGCAGCACCGATGAATGGCAGCGCCGTTACAAGAACGGGGCGCTTGGTTATGACACCAACAGCTGCACCAACTTCAGCCTTGAAAACAGTGCAGAGATTCAGATTGAACGCATGCTCGCTGATGGAGAAATCCCTCTCACTGTCGTACAGCTGATGCACGACTACGGTTGGTTCGACGCGAGCGGTAACGTCAACTTCAACGATTGGTTCAACGCCATCACCTCAGGCACTACTGACGCAGCGGGGAACACGCTCTACGCTCCATGGGATGCACTACGCAAGCTCGGCAACATCGCACAGGACAAGGGCTTCCAGCCTAACGATTTCACCAGTGGCTCGCAGTGGTTCGGTGCGAAGCCTACGCAGGCGCAGCTTGATGAGGCTAAGAAGTTCAGCGCCATCTTCGACATCGCATACGAGTGGGTTTCTATCGGACAGCTCAATCAGTGGGATGCGTTCGAGTACCACCTCAAGCATGCTCCCCTTCATGTCCTTGTGCCTACGCGCAACAACTGGAACAGCACAGGCACCATCACCAATGTAGGGCCTTACACAGGCGTGAATCACGCAGTGACGGTTATCGGACAGAAGAAGGGCGTGTCCCATACTGTCCTTGACCACTACGTGCCGTTCGTAAAGACACTCGCGTGGGACTATTACATCCCTTACGCGCTCAAGGGCGTGGTGACACTCAAGAAGGACGAGCCAACACCAGCGTTCCCTATCCCAACCAAGGACCTCTACCTCGGTCTCTACGACCCACAGGTGAAGCAGCTCCAGGAGTGGCTGAACAACCACGGGTTCCTCCTTGCAACGGTAGGCGCAGGTTCACCAGGCCAGGAGAGCACCTACTTCGGTGACCGCACCAAGGCAGCTCTGCTCAAGTACCAGATTGCGCGTAAGGTAAGCCCAGCATCGGGTTACTTCGGGTCGATTACGCGTGCTCAGATGGCAAAGGAGGCATGAACGTACTAGGACTCAAAGTAGCTGAATACTGGCACGTGGAAATGGTGGTCGTAGTGCCACTCATCCTCTACGCTATTTGGCGCGTTGAAACCATCGTTTCACTGCTTAAATCCTGCGTTATTTAATCCACAAGCCCACCATGGCTATTCTCACCTCAGCTAGTAAGATTGTATTTATCCTCATGACCCTCGCGGTGATTGCAGGAATGTTCATCGGTAAGATTGACCCCAAGGACTTTATGATGCTCGCGGGCATGGCGTTCTCGTTCTACTTCGCTAACAAGGGTGATGCCGTCTCAGGCGTTACGACCACGACAGCGACAGGAACAACGGTGACCCCGCCATACCTCGGCAAGTAAGTCTTCCCCTGTACGGCATCGGGACTCCAGGCCCGTGAGAACTTCAGAGCGACGTGCGTGAACGCTTATAGCCCTCACTCTAAAAACCGCTGTTGCAATCGCAGCAGCCACATTAGCAGCGCTGATTTACCTCTCATGGCCTTTGATAGCGAAAGCCATGGAGTTGACCCAGAAGCCTGCCCCGATGCTTGCGTACACGTCAACGCCCATTGAAAGCGTTGCACTCGTAGCCAAGCCAGTGGTGCTAGAAACTCCTCCAGCACCTAAGCCGTGTGGCATTACGCCAGGCGACTACTCGGTAGAACGCTCTATGGTTGTAGCTGAGTTCGGTAGTGATGCACCAGTCATGGTCGACATCGCTGAAGCCGAGTCTCAGTTCGACCCGACAGCTGACAACTGCGCTAGTACCGCTGATGGCCTTTTCCAGATTCTGGATGGCACATGGATTGGAGCAGGGTGTGGCCCTCTAGCGGACAAGAAGAAGGCAATCCCGAACATTCGTTGCGCCCGCATTATCTATAACGACTCAGGTACTCGCCCATGGCTCGCAAGCGCTCACAACTGGTAGACGATGAGCTTTCTGCTGAAGAGTGCATAGCCAGGAAGATTTGCTACATCTGCCAACAGAAGCCCTGGGTCCACTGGATGAATGAATACATTGGTGGCTCGTGCGCTGACTGCCAGAAGGAGGTAGAGCAGTTCACATCTGACTTCGTTACTCTCTACCAGGCCACATATCCCCAGAATCCCTAGTAAGTACCTTGACAACTGTGCGATACTGCAAGGGTATATGGCAACAACTCGTCAGAAGATGGCAGCAAAGGAGGTGGTGGAAAATGGTGGAAACGTATCCAAGGCTATGCGTAAGGTAGGATACTCACCAAACACCGCTAAAACCCCCCAGAAGCTCACTGAATCAGTGGGCTGGGATGAGTTGATGGAAGAGTTCTTGAGCGACAAGGAGTTGCAGGAGAAGCATCGTGGATTGCTCAACGCCACGAAGATTGAGCACATGACATTCCCGCTCGGTCCTAAGGGCGAAGATGACCCGAATCTCTCAGGCGCATCACCTGAGCTTGAGGATGATGGCAGCGAGGATGACCCAGAGAGCAAGCGTCTGAAGGCAGAACGGACCACGCTCACTGACAAGGAAATCATCGACATGCTCGCTGAGGTGAACTGCAAGGTGAAGCGCATCGTGCATGGAGAGACTGTACGCCACGTCTACTACTGGGTCCTTGATGCGAAGGCACGCAAGGATGCACTCGACATGGCGTACAAGCTCAAGGGGCGTTACGCAACGGAGAAGGTGGACGTAACTACTAAGGGCGAAAAGGTAAACATAGATGACAACCAGTTCAACCAACTCGTCCGTGCAGCAGCAGCCCGTGGAGAAAGCAACACTGGCAGCGGAAGCAGCTCGTAGGGGCTTCCCCGAATACTGCGTCGCCATTGACCCCAAGTACCGCTTGGAGTGGTTTCACATGCAGATTGCCCTCAAACTGGAGGAGGCAGTCAAGCGTGTTGAGCAGGGAGAGGATGTTCGCATCGCTATCTTCATGCCACCGCGCCATGGCAAGAGCGACACGGCTACGCAGAAGTTCCCCTCATGGGTGCTAGGCAAGCATCCTGAGTGGCCATTCATCGTCTCCTCGTACTCCCAGGACCTCGCTACGGCGTTCGGACAGGGAACACGCGACCTCATGGACAGCGAGAACTATGCTGCCATTTTTGATACACGCATGCGTGCTGACACGAAGGCCAAGGCTAACTGGATGACTGAGCAGGGAGGTGGATACACAGCAGTGGGCGTTGGAGGAACCATCACGGGTAAGGGCTTCAAGATTGGCATTATCGACGACCCGTTTAAGAACCGTGAGGAGGCTGACTCAGAGGTGATTCGTGAGAGCGTGCATCGCTGGTATCGTTCTACGTTCTACACGCGTCAGGAAGGCAACACCGCCATCATCCTCATCCTCACCCGCTGGCATGACGACGACCTCGCAGGCCGTGTGCTCAAGGAGGAGCTAGACCAGATGGAGATGGGCGATGAGGACATCGACCACTGGGAGGTGATGGAGTTCAAGGCGATTGCTACCGAGGATGAGGAGCATCGCAAAGAGGGCGAACCACTGTGGCCATGGAAGTTCAACCTGCCAAAGCTGATGCGTACCAAGGCAGCTCTCGGTGGCTATGAATGGTCCGCGCTCTACCAGCAGAACCCTATCGACGAGGAGAATCAGGAGCTGAAGCGTGAGTGGTTGCAGTACCGCACGCGTCGTGAGGTAGACCTGATGACCACACGCAAGTTCGCTACCATCGACCCCGCAGGAGGCAAGAACACCAAGAACGTCAGCAAGAACAAGAGCGACTACACAGGTGTGACGCGCAACTACGTGAATGAGGACAACGAGTGGAACCTCGTCTCGAAGCGCTACCGCATCAACTCCAAGAGCGTCATCGACCTCATCTTCGAGTTGCACGACGAGGGCATGGAAGCTATCGGCATCGAGGAAGGCATTTACACACAGGCTATCGAGCCGTTCCTCAAGGTGGAGATGGATAACCGTGGCGTGTATCCAAACGTGGTCCCCCTGAAGCACAACCAGACGATGAAGGAGACGCGCATCCGTGGTCTCATTCCTCGTTACGAGAACCGTAAGGTCTTCCATATCGAGAACACCTGTGCTGACCTGGAGGAGGAATACCTGCGCTTCCCTAAGGGCGCTCATGACGATGCACTCGACTCAGTGGCATATCAGTCACAGCTTGCTGCTCCACCGAACCAGGGCATCGGTGACCGCATGACACGCAACGAGCTGGAGGTGAACCTCACTGACCTGGTGAACGAGCAGCAGGAGCCTATCATCATCGGCGTATCGAGCGTCGCTCCCGTGCGCTACATCATCGGCAACAAGGACGGTGTGTTCTTCAATGCTGAAGCTAAGATGGCTGACCCGTGGGCTGAGCTTGCCCTACTCATGAAGCGCTGGCGCAGCGTGTTCGTCATCGTGGACGCGAAGGGAGATACCATCGGCCCTAAGAAGCTCCGTGCTGACCATCCAGGGCGCGTGTTCCTCGCATTCATGACCAATGACCCTAAGGCACAGGAGGGCGTGCGCTGGGGTGATGGAGACAAGTTCGGTGACGTACAGGTAGCTTGGCATGCCACTGTCCAGCAGCTTGTTGAGGAGTTCCGCGATGAGCGCCTGCCTCTCTACGGCACGAAGGATGACTGGCGCGAGGTGGTGAATGAGTTCATGAACCTCTACCGCGTATGGGAAGTGGATGCACTAGGAGGCAAGACCAGCACCTGGGAGTCATCAGGACCGCAGTCATTCGTGCGTGCTATGGCGCTCTACCGCATCGGCGCTGACAAGTTCAGCAAGGTCACTGCTACCATCGTGGGAGCCAATGAGCGCATGTACGATGGCATCACCGAGAGCATGGGAGACCGTTTCTCTAACCTGAAATAGGCATGGCTGTACCACCCAACATGACAGTGATTGAGTTGTCGCCACAGGAGGCTGTCCTCTTCATGGCCTTTCAGCGACGCTACCCCGTGTTCTCAGTGTTAGAGCAGCTGGGTGCGTTCGATATGCAGAATGGCAGCGTGACTATTAACTACGATGCGAATGGCGCGGTGTCTTCAGTAAGTCTGAATAAAACCCTACGCCCGTCAGCACTGTAACGAGTAGCATCACTACCACCAGGTTCTGAAATAGAAGGTTATCCACAGTGGTGACCATTGGTCATTGACAAGCATACGCCATATACTGTGAGTATCAGCTGAATGAAAGTTTCGTTAAGCTGACGTTTCCACAATCCACTCTGCCCTCCCGCTCGAACGGAGGCATCTCTAACAAGGGATGCCTCCGTTTTGCGTTACATACCGAATGGCGAACTACAACGACCCCGTAGAACAGAATATCGAGGGTGTACGCCAGCTCATCGGTTCACGTGTCAACAAGACCAATGACAACCTTGCCAGCGGTACTGAAGGCCCCGATGCAGAGCACGTAGACCAGTTCACCCTGAAGCTCTCTGATGAAGAGCTTATTCGCCTTGCATCAGCATGGGAAAACAAGTACGCGAGCTACGAGACGGACATCAAGAAGCGTCAGGAGGCCCAGAAGACCTACTACCTCGGCAAGCAGAAGAACACCTCACCTCTCGCCTACGAGGAGCCAATCAGTGCGAACCTCCTGTTCGAGGCTGAAGAGACCTTCCTTCCAGCAGCGCTCTCCAAGAACCCTGAGCCAGTCGTTTACGCGGACAACACGCCTGAAGGCAACGAGCTATCCAAGACCGTTCGCACGATGCTCCAGTACCACGCTGACACGCTGGTACTTCGTCGTAAGCTCACTCTCGTTACACGTCACTGGTCCATCTACTTCCTCGGCGTGATGAAGCACGGCTTCGACCCACGCATCAACGACATCAAGTCAGACGTTATCGACCCGCAGAAAATCATCCTTGACCCAGACTCAACGATTGACCCTTACGGCGACTCTGACTCCACGTACATCGGAGAGCGCAAGACCGTTACTGCGCGTGCTCTTGCAGAGCTGTTCCCTGACCACCGCGAGTGGATTATCGCGTCAGTCGACGGACGCATGGGAACGATGGTCACCTACACCGAGTGGTGGAGCGATGACTTCGTATTCTTTACATACAAGAAGAAGGTTCTCGGCAAGCACAAGAACCCTCACTACAACTACGAGCAGGCAATCACCCAGGAGGATGAGTTCGGCAACATCGTCACTGTCGTAGAGCAGGGTCCTAACCATTTCGCCTTCCCAAAGAAGCCATACACCTTCCTCTCGGTCTTCTCACTCGGAGAGCAGCCTCACGACATCACGGGTCTCATCGAGCAGAACATTCCGAACCAGCGCCGTATCACACGCCGTACTGAGCAGATTGACATGAACCTCAGTCGCTCTAACAACAGCGACGTATTCAGTGAGGAGAACTTCAACCAGGAGACCGCTAAGCAGGCTGCAAAGGCGCTTGCACAGGGTCACCCAGTGCTCGTACCGCAGGGTAAGAGCATCGCAGAGGCCATTCAGCGTCTCCAGGGCGTGTCTGTGGACGGAGCCTTCTTCACGGAGCTTGAGGTCTCAAAGAACGACCTACGCAGCATTTTCGGCACTCAGGGTATCACTGCGGAGTCAGGTGACGAGGACCAGACAGCTCGCGGAATGATTCTCAACCAGTCGCACGACACTACCCGCATCGGTGGTGGCATTGGCGATGCTATCGAGCAGTTCGCTGACAACGTATTCAACTGGTGGGTACAGCTCTACGCCGTCTACTACGACCAGCCACACTTCGCTTCCATCATGGGCGCGATGAAGGCAGTCGAGTACACGCTCCTCAAGGGTTCAGACCTCAACCGTCGCATCGTGGTCTCTGTCGCTCCTGACTCAATGAAGCCACGTGATGAGGTGAATGAAATCAACACCGCGACTCAGCTCTACCAGAACGACCTCCTCGACCCGAAGACCTACTTCACCGTCACTAACTTTGCGAACCCAGAGGAGACAGCAGGCCAGGTCACCCTATGGAAGACCAACCCAGCGCTCTACTTCCAGGTCAACTTCCCCGACCTCTTCGCACAGCTCCAGCAGCAGGCTCAGCAGCAGGCATTACTCGCAGCTCAGGGTGTTGCCCCGCCGATTCCTAACGGAGGCGAGGCAGCTCCTGAGTCCATGACCGAGCCAGCTGGTGGACTTTCAGCCCCAGCATCGAGTTCAGCGCTGAGCAACGTGCCATTAACAACCCCAACGCAATAATTTATGAGCAAGAACCACAAGGAAGAGAAGAAGGAAGTAGTCGAAATCCCAGAGGAAGCAATCGTCTCCCGTGAGGAGGTGGTCGCTGAGATGGGAGAAGAGGCAGTAGCAAAGATTGAGGCCGAAGCAGAGGTATCCGATGCAGAGGTCGTAATCGTGCCTAAGGAGGTCCCTGAGACCGCAAACCTATCAGCCCCAGCGCAGAAGAAGGAAAAGAAGCGTGAGGAGTGCCAGGTGTGCGGAGGAACGGGCCTTGAGTCAGCTGAAAAGCTCTGCCCTGCCTGCGAAGGCAACGGCCTAAAGCGTTAATCGTATGAACTACGCAGCACCAATCGACTCTTACGAGGCAACTCGTAACGCAGCAATCGCCAAGATTAAGGGTGCTGCGGAGTCCACTCAGAACCCAATCCTGAAGGAAATCTCGAAAGAGGAGGACCCGAAGGCCAAGGCAGCGAAGCAGAAGAACATCCGCACTATCCAGATGGTCATGGACAAGGGAATCGAGATGTACCGCGAAGGCCACTGTGACTTCGCATCGTGCGTCAAGAACATTACTAGCGCTCTCTCAGCACTCAAGTAGGTATGGCTGGATTTATGAACAAGGCGTTGAACGCCATCAAGAACTTCGGAGCCAGCGTCACCGTCGTGGACAACAAGAATGACCCGACGAGCGCCTACTCGATGATGAAGCGCAAGCAGGACAGCATGGGGCCAGCAAAGAACTTCCCGCCACTCCAGGGAAAGAAGCTGCCCTCAGCGCCAGGACGTGGTGCAGCCCTCAAGAAGCTGAAGTAACGCACCCCCGTTTGTAAGGCAGTACGGGAGAACAAGCCTGAATCCAAACCAACTAATCTCTGAAAAGAGCGAAAACATATGCCCCCAGAAACAACTAACGAGGTAGACAAGTTCTTCGCAGGACTTCCATCAACGGACAAGCGTGCTGCCGATGTATTCGGTGACACACCAGCCGTAGAGAAGGAGGAAACCGAGGAGAACGACCCTGAGAAGGGCGCTACCGAAGACGGTGAGCCTGAAAACGGCGAGCCAGTGCGTAAGAACCGTCAGCACCGCCGTGCGGAATCTCGCAAGTGGGAGGAACGCCTTACTGAAAAGGAACGCGAAATCATCGCTCGTGAGGCCCGTATCGAGGAGCGTGAACGTGCTCGTGTCGCAGCACTTGAGAATGACCCGAATGTCGACCCCCTACTCGTTCAGATGTATGGCGACAACACGGATGCGATTCGTCTGCATCAGCAGCTACTCGCAAAGTCGACCAAGGACGCTGAGGACCGTGCGTTCCAGCGCTTCCAGGAGAGTGCAGCTGAAGAGAAGCGTCAGCGCCAGAAGTTCGAGTCAGAAGTCCTAGAGGGCCTTGAGTCCATCGAAGATGTGTACGACGTAGAGCTTACGAGCGACTCGCCTCGTGCCAAGAAGACTCGCTCTGAGTTCCTCGGCTTGATTGAAAAGCTCTCCCCGAAGAACAGCGACGGCGACATCATCGCCTACGTGGACTTCGATTCCGCTTGGAATATCTACTCAGCAACCCGCTCAAAGGAGACGCAGAAGACGGAGACGACCACACGCGCTAAGGAAATCGCAGCGCAGACAATGACGAAGGCTACTACAGGCGTGAACGCGCCCAAGGCGGTAACGCCAGGGTTCGACGGCTGGAAGAAGGACTTCAACGTGTCATAAGCGACAACCATTACTAACTCTTATTCACGATTATTATGCCTCCAGGTGTAAACATCACGACTACGACGAACCAGTACCTGGCTCCGTCGTGGGTCGACCAGGTGCTTCGTGACAACCTCTTCTTCGGAGAGATTCTCAAGAACACCAAGAAGTGGGACGGCTCCCAGATGCTGTTCCCAATCAAGTACCAGAAGGGTGAAGCGTCTATCGCTTTCAACGGCTTCGACCTACTTCCTATCAACCAGGTTCCAGTGTCTGTGAACATGACGTTCTACCCTACATTCGTAGCTACGAACGTTGCGCTCGCTGGTTCCGACCTCTCGGTCAACTCCACTCAGGAGCAGACCCTGAACCTCATGTCCGTAACCATGGAGTCTCGTGCTCAGGACGGTGCTGATGACATCGGCAACTTCTTCCAGCAGAGCGGTCAGGCATACGGCGGTAAGGCTCCTATGGGTCTTGCTGGTATCGTCGACAACGGTACGGTTCTCTCCAGCTACGGTGGCCTTGCACGTTCTACCTACTCAGGTCTCAACGCGACGGTTACTGCATCAGGTGGAACCATCTCGCTGCTCAAGGTTCGTCAGCTCTGGAACTCCATCACGGACGGACAGGTCGCTCCGAACTTCGCTCTTACGGACTACAACACATGGGCGCTCTTCGAGCAGCTCCTGACTCCGTTCCAGCGTAACAACTACTCCGACTTCGCTCCTAACAAGCAGAACGGTTCCTCAGCAGGCTACCGTGCGCTCGTTTGGGACGGCATGCTCATCATGCGTGACCGTAAGGTGACTTCGGGTAACTTCTACCTCCTCAACACCGATTACCTCAAGTTCTACGGTCTGAAGTGGTGGGAGGGTAAGGCGGTATCGCCTCGTGCGAAGGACATCGAGGGCAACGTGTACGAGGAGTCTATCTACACGCCTTCAGCCTTCACGTGGACTGGCTGGATTCGTGCCTACAACCAGGGAGCTATCAACGGCTTCATGATTATGGGCGGTCAGCTTCTCTGCACCAACCCTTGGCGTAACGGTGTGCTCACAGGTATTACCAGCGTCGCCTAACCCTAAGCGAACACTGCTATGCCTCTGAACATCAACAATTACGACCCAGCGTTCCGTAACGGGGCGCAGGTCCAGACCGATGACATCGCTGATGCTTCAGTGACCCTTGCAAAGCTCGCTTCAGGGGTCACCCCAGCAGCAAACGTAGTCCTCTTCGGCACTACGACTGCTTACGCAGGCGGTGGTACATCCAACGGCTTCACCGTTACAGGTCTTCTCTCAACCGACACTGTGTCTGCTGTCATTCGTGCCAGCACCAACGCAGTAGCGATTGCGAAGGCAGTACCAACTACGAACACGCTCACAATCACGTTCTCAGCTGACCCTGGTGCATCCACCACGGTTGACTACATCGTGGTTCGCGCAGCTTCGTAATTACCAACCCGAATAACTTCTAAAGACACATATGTCTCGTCTTACTCAGAAGGGCCAGGGAGCACCATTCGGTCTCCTCTCAACTGTCACTGAAGTAGTAACTACTGCTCCTTACAGCAACTCGACAACGACTGCTGGTGAGCGTTTTGACTCCTCAGATGGCCGTGAGTTCGTCCTTGTGCAGAACGGCGCAGTAGCTATCGCTGCTGGAAAGCTGGTACAGGCTCCGCCTGTTATCGCTGACCACCAGAACATGGCGGTTACTGCTTACGCTCCTGCTTCAAGCACGGTCCCTTACACCACTATCACTGTTACCCTCGGCGCAACCGCAGCTACTGTTAACCAGTACGCAGGTGGTTACCTCGTTGTTAACGACAACGCTGGCGAAGGCCAGACTCTGAAGATTGCATCGCACCCAGCTGCTGCTCTCTCTCAGTCTCTCGTCATTACGCTTGAGGACACTGCTGTAACGGCAATCACCACAGCGTCTGAGGTTTCGCTCATCCCGAACCTCTACACTGGCGTTGTCATCAACCCTACGACTCCTACGAACACTCCAATCGGCGTAACTCTCTACGCTCTTGGCGCTTCGTCAGCTGTCCCTGCGGTTGCTGGTACTACCAACGTGTTCGGCTTCATCCAGACCAAGGGACCTGTCTCTTGCCTCAACGGTGATGCTGACCTCACTGTCGGTTCTGCTATCTCTCCTTCTAACGCTACGGCGGGTGCAGTTGAGAACGGCGTAATCGCACAGGGCTTCGTTGGTCGCGCTCTCCAGGCGGGTGTGAACACGGAATACCGTACTGTTTACATCGACCTCTAATAGGTCCGCACCTGGCCCTTTACGGGGCCAGTGGCGGGGACGTTAGAACCCCCGAATTACCCTGCCTGAAAAGGCCAAACTAACTGCTTGAAAAAGCTCCCATTATGGAAATCACCCAGTTCAACAACATTCTTCCAGAGGGCTTCAATGGCGTGTTTCCGTTCACCAACTCCTCTGACGAGGACTACAAGGACATGTGGAACAGCATTGAGTACACCTTCCCTGCGAAGAGCACGGTTCCTCTTATCATCCCAGGTGAACCACCTGAGGGCGTACAGAACATCCGTAAGAAGTTCGCACGTGGCTACGCAGTCCGTGAGTTCTACAAGACCGAGAAGTTCGCGTACATGAATGACCGTGAGCGTGGCGAGAAGCCTGCTCTCTACACGGAGAGCGACCTCGAACCGTTCATCCAGTCATGCCTCGAACCGCTTCCTATGACGCACGCAACCGCTCACAAGGTGGTCCGTAACGAAGAGGAAAACCTGTCCAAGGATGAAGAGGGAAACCCTCGCACTAAGGTCCTGAAGTCAAAGATGATGGACCCTAAGCTCGGCGTTCCGACTGACGAATCAGTGGTCGGAAACGGCGCAATCGTAGCCTAATGAAACTCTTCAGCAAGAACGACATCCAGAAGAAGAAGACCGAGGAACGCGCACGTGAAGTGTCGCAGGGCGTTGCCCTTGCCACTCGCGTGAACGAACTTCGTCACACCGCTTCTATGGAGGAAGTAATCAACAAGACGTACCGCGAGCAGTCTCGTGCGACTACGGAACAGGAGATTGCGGTCATGCTTGCTGAAAAGTCTCAGGTATCGGGCGAGCTGAAAATTGCGAAGGAAGAACTCGCAGAGGCGCGTAAGCCACTCGATGAAGAGTGGAGCCGTGCTCGCAAGGCCCTTGAGTACGCTCAGGAGCGTGAAGAGATGGCTGACAAAAAGTTCTACGCTGCGGTACTTGAAGAAGATTCTCTTCGCAAGCGTGAGCAGGATGCCACGAAGCGCGAAGGCCAGCTCGTCAGCCGTACTCTCTCTGTTGAGGCTCGTGAGAATGACGCAGCGGAACTCTTTAAGAGCGCCACTGCTACGAAAACTGGTGCTGATAGCCATGCTGCGGAGCTTGCAAAGCGTCTCTCACATCGTGAGCAGACAGTCAGTGACCGCGAGGTAGCCGTTACGAACAACGAAAGCTCGAACAAGGCCCGTGCAGAAGCACTGGATAAGCGCGAGAAGGAGCTGAACGAACGCGAGACTCGCATCACCGACCTTTACAAGACCTACGAAAGCACACATGGCGAACGCAAGTAAGGACGAAAACGGCGTATCTACACTCATTGGTGCGTCTACCGCTGACGGCAAGACCCCAGTGCGTGTTTATGCTGACCCAACCACACACCGCCTTCTGGTAGCCAACGGTGTCGCAACTGGCACGGCTGCCCCAGCGACAACACCTTCCTTCATTGGGCAGGTGTTCGTCGACACGACTGGCAAGAAGGCTTACATGGCGATGGGAACAACCAACTCTTCGGATTGGGTAATCCTCAACTAATATGCAGGCGAACAAGGACGAAAACGGCGTATCAACGCTCCTGGGAACACTCGATACGGATGGACTTACGACCATTCGTGTTGAGGCTGACCCGTCAACGCACGCACTTCAGGTGATGGATGACACGACTGGTTCAGACAACGGCCCTGGCCCTGTCGCTCCACGTGACGATAACGACGTTCCAGCGCTCCTTGCTGTGTCTTCCGTAGATGGGATTACGCCAGTGGCCGTGTACACGGACGCGAACGGAAATCTCCTAATTCAGAGCACATAATATGGCACAGGCATCACGCGACCAGAACAATGTTCCGACTCTCCTCGCTGCATCCAGCTCGGATGGTACGACTCCAGTCCGTGTCTACGCGGACCCGACTACGCACCGTCTCCTGGTCTCGATTCCAGGAGGGTCAGGAACAGTTACTTCGGTATCAGTTGCGACGGCAAATGGATTCGCAGGTACGGTAACCAACCCGACCACGACTCCAGACATCACCATCTCAACGACAGTTACAGGCATTGTAAAGGGTAACGGGACGGCAATCTCAGCAGCAGTGGCAAACACTGACTACCAGAGTCCGATTTCTCTAACGACAACGGGAACTTCAGGCGCAGCGACCTTCAACGGCACTACGCTCAACATTCCTGTCTATTCAGGCGGTGCTTCAGGCATCACCATCGGCACTACGACGGTTACATCAGGCACGACTACTCGTGTTCTCTACGACAACGCAGGCGTAGTAGGCGAGTACGTCATCACAGGTACGGGCAACGTAGTAATGTCCAACACCCCAACGCTCGTAAGCCCTATTCTCGGTACGCCGACTTCAGGAACGCTTACGAACACGACTGGATTCCCAGTTGCTCAGCTTGCAGGCGCGGGTACGGGTGTTCTCACCGCTCTTGCCATCAACGTAGGCTCAGCAGGTGCTGTGGTGCTCTTCAACGGCGCTCTAGGCACTCCTTCATCAGGTACGCTGACAAACTGCACAGGACTCCCTGTAGGCTCGATTACGGGTCTTGGAACTGGCGTGGCGACAGCTCTGGCAATCAACGTCGGTTCAGCTGGTGCGTTCGTCACATTCAACGGTGCGCTCGGAACACCTTCATCAGGAACGGTCACAAACCTCACTGGTACGGCATCCATCAACATCAACGGAACGGTTGGTGCAACCACGCCTACGACGGGTGTGTTCACTACGCTCGTTGCTGGCTCAACCACGTCACTCCTTCTCGGTACAGCAGGTTCAGCGGTGGGTAACATCGGCTTCCGCAACGCGACTTCAGGAACCATTACGCTCGCTCCTGTAACGGGTGCGCTGGGTACAGTGACTCTGACGCTCCCTGCGGTCACTGACACGGTGCAGGCAATTGCAGCCACTCAGACGGTCACAAACAAGCGTAACCAGCCTCGCACAGCGTCTTCTACGACCTCATCGAACCTATCGCCTGACCTCTCGACTGCGAACGTCTACTACCGCACTACGCAGACCGCTACACTCACTATCGACGCTCCTACGGGAACTCCTGTCATCGGTGAAGTAATTGCAATCTACGTTGACTCAGCGGGCGCACAGACTCTCACCATCAACTCTACTTACAAGGTGTTCGGGGCTGCTTTCCCAGCGACCACGACAGCGGGTAAGACGTTCATGATGATTGCTCAGTACAACGGCACTGATTGGAAGACCACCTGGGCTAACGCTGTATAAAATCTTATGGCACTTACCAACTCACTCGTACTCGCAGCAGCATCAAGCCAGTACGCTACTGCTGCTGACAGCGCCACCCTCTCCATCACTGGCAACTTTGCCATGGAGTGCTGGGTTAAGTTCACTACCCTGCCAGGCAGTGGTGTCGACTGGTGTCTCGGTGGTAAGTGGAACAACGATGCTAACCAGCGTGAGTATCGTTGGGGCCTACGCAATTCTGGTGGAACAATCACCATTGGCGTTATTACGTCTACGAACGGCTCTTCCTTTACCGAGAATTACGTGACTTGGGCGGGCGCAGCTACGGGAACGTGGTTCCACCTAGCGGTGTCCAAGAACAGCACTACTGCTACGGTGTACGTGAATGGTTCCAGCATCGGAACAGCAACAGTCGACTCATCTCAGTTCAACGGCACTTCACTCTTCGGTGTGGGTGCGCTCGTTAACAGCTCGCCAACACAGTTCGTGGACGGTAAGTTTGCCCTCTATCGCGTGTGGAGCACTACACGCACTGCCAGCGACTTCTCAAATAACTGGTGCGTGGCTCTAGGAAGCACGACAAACCTATCAGCAGAGTGGGTGCTCAACAACGTATACACAGACAACTCTGGTAACGGGAACACATTGACGGGAGTTAACTCTCCGACATTCGGTACGGATGTGCCGAGTGTCTGTGCAGCACCCGCAGTAACGTCTATTCCAGACGCACGTATCTTCTTCATCTAGCTATGAAACCACTTAACTTTGCCGATGCCTTCAAGACACTTTGGCCAGTCTTCCTCATCGTAGTGAGCCTGGTTGCTCAGTGGACGCTGCTTGGTCAGCGTGTTGAAACGTTGGAGCAGCGTGTAAACAACCAGGAGGCGACACTTACCGAACTGCGCGGTCAGGTGACTGAAGGCCAGAAGGATGTCGCTGCCCTCACTGAGAAGGTGGACGGCATCAAGGATAGCGTCGACTACATCCGTAATCGCATTGACCGTGCGCTTACGAACAACTAGATATGAGTTACCACATTGAAGGAAAGGACATCGTAATCAACGGCTTCGAGAAGGGAATCTCCGACTCGGTGTATTCGGGTGTGGGCGACATGCGTAACATGGAAATCGTCGGATACCCTGGTGAGGCATCCGTGACGCTTGGTACTGCTCAGGTGACGAAGCCAGCCGTATATAACGCAGTTGCCTTTACTTCAACTGCGTCCACTGACCGTCTGACCGTTGCTTCAATGTCTGGTATCTACGCGGGGACTGCCATCGTTCTTAACACCAGCTCTTCTACGGGACTCTCAACTGGAACGGTGTACTACATCCAGAACATCGTGGGCCTGACCTTCCAGGTCTCTATTGGTCCCGCTTCTACCACGCCAGTGAACTTTTCAACTGATGGCTCAGGAACCCTGACCACTTACCAGTTCTCAGGAAGCTCCCCTATCGCTTACTACGCCGACAATACAGGCGGTCTCGCAGGCATCAACTCAGTCTTCATGACTGACAGCGAGGCCAAGTTGTGGGTGTTCATGAACCAGGTCATCACTGACGTGCCTGCAAACTCACTCATCTTCATGGGTAACATCGGTGGAGTTGCTGCTTCTGGCATCAAGACCATCACAGGCATCAACATCTGGAATGGCTACCTATTCCTCTTCGGAATCGTCACTGTGGGAACTGACGTGGCTGATGTGGGAGACCTCCTCTTCACTCCTGCTGCTGCCTGGGATTACACCTGGCAGAACCTCAGCACCCGCAGCTCAAACGGCGTTATCAACTCACTTGTATCGAGTGAGGACGGCAACCTGTACTGGATTTCATCTGATGGTCTTGGCTCTCTTATCGAGACTCCAGGTGACTCGTTCGACCCTGGTGACTCTGCAAGCTACTCACTCGCAAACGGCGACGCGCTGCTTCTTCCTGAAGAAGACAGTGCAAACTGCATCGCTGAGCTTGGCAGCAACCTGCTCATTGGAGCGCAGAAGAACTTTGTTTACGTGTGGAACAAGATTGACGCTGGCTTCAGCGGTCTCTTGAACATCCCTGATTACTACACTTCATTCATCGTTGCAGCTAGCAACAACGCCTACGTGTTTGCTGGAACCCGTGGCCGTATCTACATCACCAACGGCTCAGGCATCGACCTATACAAGAAGATTCCTGACTACGTGACAGGACTCTTGAACCCGTTCTTCCAGTGGAATGACGCGAACTTCGGACGCAACCAGCTCTACTTTGCCTTCTCAGTGCGTAACTCAGCAGGAACACTTCAGGACCTATGCTCAGGCGCGTGGGCTATTGACCTTGAGAGCGACGCACTACGCATGCTCAACAAGACATCGGATGCTGCATACGCAGGCACGGTCCGTATGGTGACTCCACGCCCAGGAAATAACACCAGTTCGCCTGTCTCAGGTATTTTGGGTAACAGCATCGCAATCGCTTACTACAACAGCACGGCTTCCTACATCGACTACTCGACATCTACCCCTTACACAAACTACGAGAGCTTCCTGCATACGGAGATGATTCCAGTAGGAACCATTCTCGACCCATTTACCCCTTCTCAGATTGAGTGGAAGACCTCTGCACCATTGGTAGCAGGGGAGGGTGTACGTGTTTCATACCGCACAAACATCTCAGCTAACTTCACCCAGATTGGTGAGACCACCACCGCTGGGGTGCTTTCAGACCTTTACCAGACGAACTTCGAGAAGGTGCAGTGGGTTCAGTTCCTAGTGGAAACCAAGTCAACGGCATCCACACCGAGCTACGCACGCCTCACTGAGATGCGCGTCCGCGACTGGCCGTCAGGAGTAAATAACAAGAACTAATATGGCTACGAAACTAGAACAGTACGCAGACATCCAGGCCCTTGTTCGCAAGGAGATTGAGACGATGTTCCCGCAGCTTTACAGCCAGCAGGCGACCAAGTACGGCGTGGCCAAGGTTCCGCTCCACGTTCACAACGGCTTCGATGCTCCACAGATTAAGGCATCTGACGTTATCGCTTCACAAGCAGCTTCAGGCTCCATCACCATGTCGACCACGGGCCAGCGCTACCAGATTGGTCTCAACGTAAAGCCAGGCTCCCCATTTGCTCCTTCCATCATTCGTTTCAACGGCATCGCAGTTCACTCAAGCACTTCACCAGCAATCACTCCTGACATCCGTGCGCTTGTGGTCGGAGATGCCTTCATCGGACCATCGTTCTACCTTCAGCCTCTCACTACCAGCTCAGTGACTGTCGGTGGTCCTCCTCAGGTCTGCGTGCAGTCATCGTCATACATCTGCGTGAACAACTCAGGTGCAGGACCCGCAACGCAGGCATCGGTGAGCGAGGGTCATATTGTCAGCGTGACCTTCAACGGCAACATCGTTGCACGTGCAACGATTCCCGACCTCGATGACTTTGGTGCGAACGACAATCCACTGAAGGACGGAAACATCCTGGTGGATGTGACGCTCGCCACCAACTGGCACATTATCGGCAACTTCCTAATCATGTAACCATGAAGTCCTACACCACACTTACCAACCTGTTCACGGACCTATCGAACAACACCGCGTCGACAAACGTGACGCGTGGCGCTGCGCTCATCAACGACCAGTACCGCTACCTCATCCAGAAGTATTTCAACAACGAGCGCTCATCAACGACCACTACCATCGGTGGCATGAGTCTGACGTTCACTGTTGCTCCTATCGCAGGAGCGACTTCTGGAACGCTCACAAGCGCTTGGACGTACCCAACCTGCAAGCAGCTCATCACCTTCTCTGACGGCGAGCAGTACCAGGCCCAGTTCACACAGGGGTCCGCGAGTGTCACGTGGAGCACTCCTCTTCAGGAGGCCGTGGATGCCGATTTCAGCTCTGTTGGTGTGCAGAGCTACAGCATCCCTGCCAACGTGTCGAAGGTGAAGAACGTGACCATCAACGTAGGACAGTTGAAGTACCAGCCAGTGCCAATCATGACGCGTCAGGAGTGGGATAATGTGAACTTCCTTCCGTACACTTCGGACATTCCGAACTACTTCTACATCTACGGAAACAACATTGAGATTTGGCCGATTCCATCCACTACGGGCAACGTCATCACGACCAACTACCAGACCCGCGTTTCGGACCTCAGCGTTGCTGACTACTCAACAGGAACCCTCGCAGCGGGCGGTATGGTCGCAGGCAGCGTAACGGTTACAGGTCTCGCATCAGCGTGGGCGGGTGGGACCTTCCCTGTCGGAGTCGACATCAGCTACTACAACCTCAAGATTAAGGCGAATATCCCTTACGGAGACGGCATCTGGTATCCGATTCGCATGTTCAACAGCAACACCTCCCTCACCCTGGACGTGCCTGTCATCAACGCTCCGAACATCACCGCAGCAACTACCTACACCATCGGGCAGTTCCCGCTGCTCGATGAGGACTTCCACGACATGCTCGTATACGGGGCGCTCAAGACGTACTACAGCTCCCAGGTAAAGGATACGGACCGCTTCAAGGAGTACAGCGGTCTCTACGATGACCGCTTGCAGCTCCTGGAGGCATACGCTGGCACGAAGAGTGTCAACGTGGACCTTGGCGACCAGCCACAGGCGGTTAATCCCAACCTGTTCCTGTACGCAAGCTAATTAGTAGACGATAATTTATTCACCATGGCTCTCTCTTACTCAAACACAGCACCTGCTTCAAGCGCTCTGAGTGGCTTGATGTCGGGCCTCTCACCTTCGGCGCTCGCAAACGCTAAGGCTAAGGGCATCGGCAGCAACCTCTCTATCGGTTCCACGGGAAACGTCGTGGCATCGAAGTCACAGCCGACCAAGACCACAACGTCTTCGTCAGTAACTTCTTCGCCCGCTCTACAGACCACACCTAAGGCTCAGTCCAACACCTCAACTGCTGGAACCGCCTCAGCAGGGTCCTACCGTGGAGTGAACATCAACCCTGGTTCGGATGCCGATGTCATGGCCCAGATTAAGGCCATCGACGCTCAGCAGTCCGCACCTTCCGTGAATCTCACTACCCCTACGTCGTCTATGGGGTCTTCGAGCACGTCCTCATCATCGTCCTCAAGCAGCAAGAGCAAGAAGAGCACTGAGCCTGTTCTTCCTTCCTTCAGCGGTATCGTTGGAGACCTTGCGGGCATCGCTAAGAACGGTTCTCCAGCGGTCCAGGCTGCTAACGAGGCCCTGGTGAAGTTCAACATGAGCAACGCGGACACTACGAAGGACATCTACAGCTCTCCTACCTCAGCCCGTGTCATGCAGGGTCGTAACGCGCAGGTACAGCTCGCTAACGCTGCAAAGCAGGCAGCTCTCGCATCAGGTGTTACGAACGCTCTCACAGGCCAGGGACAGCAGATTACGGGCCTTGGAACGGCTGCTGGATACGCTCAGCCTACCCAGATTTCTCCTGGAAACGTTCTTACGAACCCTCTCACGGGTGAGGCAATCGCTTCAGCTCCTGCTCTCGGCCAGTACGGTCAGACTTACTACGACCCTATGAATCCAGGTTCGGCGGGTGCAGGTGCTTCGGCGCTCACAAGCGGATGGGCTGACTACCTTGCTGGCGGTGGAGACCCTTCCCAGGTTCCTGCAACGGTCTCAGGCAACGCAGTCCTCTGGCAGCAGACGCTCCAGGCTGCTAAGCAGAAGAACCCAGGATTCGACGTGAACAGCGCCATGGGTGCTGCACAGGCTCGTCAGACCACTGCTGGTCTCACTTCAGGTCTTGCAGGTTCTCAGGCGAACACTGAAATCGTCCAGAAGGGCAAGCAGGAGGTTGCGAACATGGAGGCTGCTCTTACAACGGCTGACCAGAACGTTCAGAACCTCCTTGGCATCATGCAGCAGTCGGGCATCAACAACTACAACCTTGTTCCGCTCAACAGCATCGCTAACAAGGTGCGTGCGAACCTCTCTGACAGCGCCGTACTCCAGTACCAGACGCTCCTTGCAGGTACTCGCGCTCTCCTTACATCGGTGTTCATCTCACGCGGTCTTGCGCCTACAGACGCTGCTGCACAGGCTGACCAGACGCTTGCAAAGAGCACAACGGTCCAGGCGCTCTTCGACCAGTACAACGCTGCGAAGAGCGAGGCTGCAAACCTCATCCAGAACAAGAAGCTCCAGATTCAGCAGGCTGAGCAGTCGCTCAACTCGCAGACTCAGGGTGGTGGTTCAGGTCAGACTACGCAGATTAACGGACGCACTTACCAGAAGGTTCAGGGCGGTTGGCAGCTAGTCGGATAAACGCTTATGGCCACTCTCGCAGTACGCAACAACAATCCAGGAAATCTCCGTGACCCGAAGACGGGGGCTTTTCGGCAGTTCGCTACGCAGGAGGAAGGCTACGCAGCTCTCTTGAATGACCTCGATGCGAAGCGCACAGGCGCAACTCGCACGGGTCTGAACGGCAACAGCTCGCTTAGCCAGTTCGCTTCTGTGTACGCGCCCGCAGGCGACAACAACAACCCTGCTCAGTACGCAGGAAACCTAGCCTCAAAGCTCGGTACGAACCCCAATGCCCCAATCGGACAGCAGGACATCGGCAAGCTCGCCGTTGCCATCGCTCAGAACGAGGACCCTTCAGCTGCTCAGCACACCGCTGGTAGCGCTCCTGGGTTCATTTCTGACGCTCAGATGGCTCAGATGCAGGGAGGCGGTACTCCAGCTCCAGCAGGTGGTTCCACGGGAAACGCGCCAGGGTTTATCTCTGACGCTGACTTCGCATCTATGGGTGGCCAGCAGCCTGCTCCAGCCCCTGCGCCTGCTCCTAACGTGCCTAACGCGGTTGGTACGCCTCCAGGCCAGTTCAACTCCTACAGCCTGTCAGGGCGTGAGGAGGAGAAGCCTAAGAACGGAGTCGTAGGATTCCTCGGCAGCGTCGCTAAGGCGATTGCAGAGCCAGTGGTGAACCTTATTGCTCGCCCTGGTCAGCTCGTTCAGCACACGCTCGGTGGCGACACGCAGCCTATCGAAGGAAAGTTCCTCGGTCTCGACATCACGGACCCGTACTCACGTGGCTTCAACGAAGTTGGTAAGGACGTGGGTCGCGGTATCGAAACTGTTTCACTCGGTCTTCCTATCAAGGGTCTCGGCAGTGCAGCAGCTGTCGGCGCTACTCAGGGTCTCGGTTCCTCAATCGAGCAGCAGGGTCTCAAGGAGTCGTTCACTACCCCGCAGGGTCTCACAAACACCGCGCTCAACACAGGCGTTGGTGCTATTGCTGGTGGAGCCACCTACGGCGCTACGAAGGCCATTGGAGGCGCTATTAAGGGCGCAGGTGACCTCATGAGCGGTAAGACCGCTACACAGGCGCGTGAGGGCATCTACAAGGCATACGAGAGCGCTCTGAACCTCAACGTGAGCGAGCGTGGCTTCGAGAACCGTACAGGTAAGGACCTGGCACGGGTACTCCTCGACAACAACGCTCCGCTTGGTCGTTACGACAACGGAACCCTCGATGCGTCGGATGCTATCAAGATTCTCCGCGACAAGCTGAACCCTCTCAACCAGGAGGCATCAGACCTGCTCAACAACCCTCAGGGAGTGGTATCGAACATTCACTTTGGTGACGTGTACCAGACTGTGGCAAAGCGCATCAACGAGAGCACGTTCACCCAGACCCAGAAGAACGCGATGCTCCGTGAAGCTAAGCAGCTCATCGAAGCTGAAGCTAAGCAGTATGGTATTGAAATTACTCCTGCCGTTTCCGACAAGATTAAGCAGGGCTTCTGGAACACAACGTTCTCACGCAGCGTCACATCACGCGATGCGCTCACGAGCAACACGAACTACCTCATCGGTAATACGCTCAAGGACCTTGAAGAGAAGGCAATCGCTGGCACGGATGCTGGTGACGTTCTCGGTGGAATCAACAAGCAGCGCTCCGACTACATCGACGCAATCAAGCGCCTCTCCAAGCTGGACGGCGTGAAACTACTCAAGGGTGGTCGCCTCGGTAACATGTGGGGTGGTCTTATTGGCTCAATCGCTGCTGGAGCCACTGGTGGTGGTCCTGGTGCGGTACTTGCTGGAGACTTCTTCGGCTCAAAGGCAGCTCAGTTCATCAACAACCCTGCGTTCAAGATTGGTGCAGCAAAGGCACGCCAGTCAGTATTGAATGGTATCCCTGTCAGCCAGACGGCGGGTAAGGGAATGGGAGTCGTTGGTGCTGGACTCAAGAACGCTGCTGGTACTGCTGCTCGCTTTGGTCAGCCCGCTGCTAACACGTTCCTCGGTCAGTAAAGAATCCTTCGCCTTGTTGGTGAAGAAAAAAGAAAGCCCATCGAGGAGGCCGTCGATGAGCATTACTTCTTTTTCTGGAACTGCTTGCACTCCTTCTTCACCTTGTTGTTCTTGTCGAACTTAGCGTTGTTAGAACAGGTGACTTCGAGCAGTTCATTAGGGGTTGAGGTGGCGACTACTGCGGTTGCCTTGGCCTTAGGACCCTCCAGAGCTGAGATGCGAGCTTCCAGAGCACTAATCTGGGCCATCAGCGCATTTACCTGCGACTGTAGGTCCTTATTGGTTGGTTTGGTGGCTGCGAACGTCATGCTCGGAACGAGCAGGAGCGCTAGAGCCAGGGTTGCTACTGTATATTTCATACGTTCATAACATACCCCATTGGGATGTTTTAGTCAAGGGGTACATCCGCGTCACTGAGGATAACCTCTCCACGGATTTTCTTGAGAATATCCTTCGCGCAAGCACCACAAATCTCCCGCTGAGAGGTGATGTTACCTATCACGGGATGCTTGTAGCTGCGCTTCATCAGCACGAGCGCAAACTTCTTACATGCCTGGCATCGGCGGAGCAGCTTCATGGTGAGGTGAGCGAGGGAGAGTTACGGCTACACGGGCGGTCAGGACCGTTCCAGCGACGCTGATGGCGTTCTTCACTGCGGTCTTTACTACCTTAACAGGGTCGACGATTCCTGCCTCCCACATATCCACAACTTCGAGAGTCTTTGCGTTGAAGCCCTTTGAGCCGAAGCCTACTTCGTCGCCAAGGACCTTGGAGTCAGCTCCAGCGTTCTCAACGATTTGCATGAGAGGAGCGATGAGTGCCTTCTTGAGGATGTTACCTCCGATAGTGTCAGGCATCTTGGATGCTGCGTTTGCGAGCGCTACGCCACCGCCTGGGATGATGCCTTCCTGGAGTGCCTGGTATGCAGCGTTACGTGCATCCTCAGCCTTGAGGCGCTTGTAGGCGAGTTCGGTCTCTGACTGTGCGCCGAGCTTGAGTGTGGCGACACGGGTCTTGAGCCATGAGATACGGAGCTTAGCCTCGTCAGTGTTCTG